ATCTGACTGCTTATGATGATTCTGGCGTATCTCTTGGAACTGCCTTTACTGTTACTCGTGCTACACGCGTGACAACATTTAGCAATACTCTTACATGTCCCAATTTTGTATCCACTGGCAATACAGTAACTTTGGGGCAGGGACAGGGCGCTAATCCTCTTGATATAACAATGGGCAATACCAGTAACGTTCGTTGGAATATGGGTGCTAGCACATCTATATTTACACTTCAACAAGGTGGTGCTCCTGCGTTTCGTATTGCCGGCACAGCCTCTGCTCCTGCTAACTATTGCCAGATTGCTCCGGCTGGTGCTGGTGGACAAGTATTTGTGCAAGCAAATGGCACAGATACCAACATTAATCTTGCAATACAAGGTCAAGGGACAGGTGGTGTGCGTATTATTGGCAATGTTGGGTTCTATAATACAGCACCACAAGCAAAAGCCACAGTATCTGGAGCTAAAGGCAGCAATGCAGCTTTGGCCTCATTGATAACTGCTCTTGCGGCTTATGGACTTATCACTGATACGACTACAGCATAAGGAGAGTAACATGCCTGTTGTAAACTTGAGTATTGAGACTTGGAACAATATCCTCACGCTCCTGGCCGAGCAACCGTTTAAGGTAGCTGCTCCGTTGATCAATCAAGTTTCAATGCAGCTGCAAGCTCAAGTTGATCAGCCGCAGAACATGCCCCGCCAGGAGAATAGACCTAATGGGCAGAGCGATTTTAGACCAATGGAGGAGTAAATGACCCTTGTATTGGTCATATTAATAGTGCTATTGTTACTTGGAGGTGGATGGGGATATAGTTCAGGTCACGTTGCATATAACAATCCAATAGGTATAATTCTAACTGTATTGGTTGTTGTATTGCTAGTTGGCCTATTCTTACCGTATGCTGGTTATCATTGGTATCCATAAGGGAGAACGAATATGCCATCTTGGTGGGATCGTTTTGGCCATGAATGGGCAAAGAGTGGATTAACTGATGATCCTACATTTGCACAAGCGGATGCAGGTTGGGCATTTATTGGTCAGGCGCCTCCTACTGTTGAACAATTCAATAGTATGTTTCAATGGGTAGATGATAAAGACAATTGGTTATATGGTCAAATAGCCAATTGTATACTTGGCGCTAGTATGACGCCTGTATATAATGATTTAACACAATTGTGGAATGCTATTAGGAGTCTGCAGAGAACTAAGCTTACTGCAGATTTGGCACTTTATGTTGATGTGGTTAATGGTAATGATGTTACTGGTAATGGTACAACAGGCAATCCTTGGAAAACTGTTCAGAAAGCAATAAATACAGTCTATGCTACTATTGATGGTGGTGGTCACAACATTATTGTTCAATTAAAGGTTCCTGGAACTTATGATCCATTTTATCATAATCAACCAATTATTAATGGCAATTTAATTGTTCAAGGAGATATAGCAAACCCTAGATCATACATAATTAAAAATGCTAATGGTGCTGCTGTCTTTGCAAGTGGTGGTGCCAATTTATATGCTCAAGGTTTTTCAGTAGAGGCGACTGGATCAACAGGCGATTATACTCCTGCTGGTATTGGTTTTTTTGCTGATCGTGGTGGTGCTATTGTTCACGATACAATAGCATTTGGTCCTTGCTCACAAATGCAAATACTTGTTTCAGGTAGTGGTGTTGTTTATCCTTGGCAGGGAGCTTCAGGTAAATATTCAATTTATGGTGCTTCACCTTATCACGTAAGAGCAACTACAGGTGGAAGTTTTACCAATGCGAGAAATACAATTACTATCACAGGAAATCCAACTTTTAGTGGTTGCTTTTATCTTTGTGAAAGTAACGGAAATATGAATGCTTGGAGCGCAACTTTCACTGGAACTATAGTTGGCAGAAAATACATTGTAAATACTGGTGCTATAATTAATATGTCTGGCACAGGCGACAGTTCTATTCCTGGAACAATTGCAGGAATAGTTGATGCTGCGACTTATGGTATGCTTATATAGGAGACAATCATGTCAGATAATCCTGAAAAAGTTGAGCCTAAAGTTGATCCTGTTCTTCCAAATCTTATTACTCCAGAACAATTAGAGCAAATGCAGAAATCTTGTGAACTAGCTTTACAAGGCAAACTCAACCCGCCAGAAGTAGAAGCTCAAATAGTTGCTCAGCAAAAGTTATGGGCAACTATGGAACGATTCAGCAAACGTGAAACATCTGATGCTGGATCAAATAAAAGATAAAGCGCTGCTTTTTGCAGCATCAATTGTTATATTGATAAAGGTTGAGTTTTTGGAATTGCATGGCCCATATGGCCAGCGATCCTTTGTCAATATTAACGAGATAAGCTCACTGCGAGAACCCATTAAGGGTGACATAGTTAAACATTTTCCACCCACAGTAAAATGTATTGTTGTTACAACCAATGGTAAATTTTTGTCTGTTGTAGAAACATGTGACACAATCCATAACATGTTAGATCACAATCATGCCCAGCAAAAGTAAAGCACAAGCTCGCTTTGTAGCAATGAAAGCTAAACAAGGTGCAAAATGGGCCAAAGAATGGCACAATGCTGATAAGAAACGAGGCATAAAACATTTGCCCAAAAGGAAGAAATGATCATTCTTCAAGGAAACGAATTACATCAACCATTTGTCTAAATTGTAGTGCTGCTGATTTTTTGCTTTGTAGAGCCTTCAATAATCTATGATCAATCTTATTATGAACTACAATATCATGATACGTTACTTTGTTCTCCTGGCCGATGCGGTGGTTACGATCTTCGGCTTGTATCCTATCTGTGGATGACCAACTATTGCTATAGAATATTGTCGTTGAGGCTTCATTCAACGTAAGCCCCACACCGCCAGTAGCGGTTGTAATTGCTAATGCTTTAATACTTGGGTCTGTTCTCCATCTATTTATCTCACACAGTCTACGATCGCTCTCAATTAGACCGGACACCCCTATCCCTCGGATGCCTTTATTGGAGAGTGCTGTAATTACTAGCTCGACATCTTTGACAAATCGGCAGAATATAATGACTTTACTGCTAGCGTCTTCAACGATATCAGCAACAAAATCAGCCCTATGAGATGGTATGATCTCTGAATTTTTTGTGGATTCAGCATCTGAACTATTAATATGCCCACACAATACTTGTTGTAGACGCATCATTCTTGTTATTGCTATCGTGGCATCTACTATGAGTCCACTTTTAAGCTCCAAAATTAAATCTTCTTCAAGTTGTGTATATAATTTATGCTGTTCAAGCGTCATTCCTATTTGATGAGTAACATATACCTTGTCTGGTAAATCCAAACAATCTTTCTTGCGCCGATTGAAGATGTGAGGTGCTATTCTACTGGCCAGCATCTCCTGATTATGATAACCTTTGATTTCTCTGTTTTCATATCCTCCCATTATACAAAACATACGACAAAATGCAGTATATGATCTTATTCCAATGATATTTGGATCGAGAAACCTGAATTGTGTATAAAGGTTCTCCAATCCTTCTTCTGCTTCTGTTCCTGTAGCAATACGTCTGAACTTAGCAAATCTGCTAAATTCTATTGCTGCTCTAGTTCTCAATGCGCCAGGAGTTTTAATCTTGTGGCTTTCATCTATTGCCATATATGTTTGTCTACATGCTCTGAGAATACGTATGACATATTCTCTTCCAGATGTTGTAGATATTGCTTCAATATTCATCAGGAATATGAGAACTTTTCCTGACTTTAATATTGATCTGGTTTCTTCTTCACGAAGAACTTTTTTCTTGTTAGAATGCCATACTTGTATTGCGAATTTATCATAATCTGGCCAATGTTTTTCAAATTCATATTTCCAATTTACATGAACATTATTGGGAGCCAAAATGATGGCACAATTGATCTCTCCGAGTTCTATCAAATTAACTATTTCATCAATAATGATTTTGCTTTTGCCTGTGCCTTGTTCTAAGAAATAGGCAAAGCCAGGACGTAGCCAAGCTGTGTTTATGGCTTCTACTTGGTGCTTATATGGTTGTGTATTAAAGATCATGACAAATCCTTTCTGTACAATTTACACAATATGGACTTGCCATAAAGTTAACTCCATCAATGGCTAAGAATGATATACCGCCAATGTGTTCTCCATCTTTAATAACAACATTACACTGTTTGCATTTTATCCCAACTTGATATGCAAGTAATCGCAGTGTTGATTCTGCCTCTGCTATTCTCATTTGCATTTCTCTACCTGCTGCTATTTTCTCTCCTGCTCTAGACATTATGAAGCATCCACTGGGTTGCTTGCCAAGAACACATCTTTACCTGGTATTGTTACATTGGCATTATCGTCAAGTATATTAGCCAATGTTCTACTGGCGATCATCTTCTGTGTATCAGAATCAAATCCAGCATTTTGCCACCACAGTCGATCACCATCCCTTAGTGCAATGAACTGGTTAGTCAACATAGTCCTAAACGTCTCACCTACAATAGCACCTTGAATATGCGGCTCAGCTAATCCTCCAATAAAGAGATCCACATCATTAATAGAGTTATAAGACTTAATCAAATTGTTTAGCACATTAGGATCAGTGGTCAAATCGCTAAACGATCCGTATGGCTTTAGTCCCAATGCAATTCTAGCTTGATTAAGATTGCTAATGTTCAGGTCACGCTCACGTTGTATATCTACTGCAAATAGATCAGTAAATACAGGAGAATCAGCAAGTAAATTACGCAAATCATTAATTACAAACACATCATTGGTAACAGATAAATCTCGTGTAATACCGCGCAAGAGAGATTCAACACCACCATCTGATTCTACATCAGCAGGAGTATCATTGAAAGCATCACTCAGTTTTTGACTGCTTATCTCCTTTCCATCAGGACCAACCTTTTCTTCGACACCACTAATAATCGAGTGACCAAATCTAAATGTAGTTGTAGAAAACTCTTCAGTAATTCTAGCATCTACACTAGGATCATATCCTGTGTATACAGGTATAGCTGTCATGCCCAGGAGATGTGGAAGAAACTCAGTATATGTAATGTTCTCTATTTCCGCACCCACAATTGCGCGTCCCATATTATACAATTGGTCTCCCGTCCAACTGGGATTATCTCTGTGTAACTGATCAACCAATCGGTTGTGTTCTCGGACGAATAGAGTGGTGATGCTAGTAAGGTCTGGATTCTCGGCAACCCTGACATCTCCTGCGACGAAATGGCCATTGACAATTGGTGAATTGTTTCCACTGCTGGTTGCCAAATGTCCATCAGGCAAACGGAGACTATTTGCAGTATTTGTGTCTGATCCATAGACTTGTGATCCATCAATCCATCCACTTACTGTATTTTTGGCTGTTCCATCTTGTAACATAAATCGAGTCAATGATATAACAGATCCTTCTGGCTTAGTTGGATCACCAGCAGGTATCGTTATGTCAATATGATTTGTATTATCTTGCGGTGTCAAATCCATATCATGATCAAGGAATTGGCCCCACACATACATCATGGCGCTTAATCCTTGAGGATTAGCATCATCGGCATGCGGCCCAGAAGAAACGACATTAGAGATTTGCCTAGCATTAGTTCCAGTTCCTACTCCTGGCCCGCGTGGCAACAATTCTCGTTCACCAGTGCCAGTTTGATTTTCACTTGGATTATTAAGATTGTTACCAGATCCATCTAATGACCGGAACTCTTTCAGCAATTGTGTCATGTGGCAGTTCCCATATGGAGTTTGTTCATGGCAATACTGCGCATAACTTGTAGTATTTCATCTACATGCATTTCTGGCGCAGTTGTTTTCATAGTTATCAGAAACGATGCGAGTCCAGACATAAAGAATAACTCTGGACTAGGCTTACCAGTTAGTTCAAAAAGCTCAGTGCAATTATTTATTGCAGCATCTAGTGCCTCTTCTACAGCTTTTCTATCCATCGTGTTCTCCTTTGAGATCACGCAATTCTTTTTCAGTTTTATCTTCAATGCCTGCTATCTCATCTCTTGCTCCTTTGGTAGCTCTGATTAATTCATCAAGTTTTAATTGTAATGCTATTTGATCTCTATTCTGTGTAGACTGAATAATAAACACTAGCCAAAAAGTTACAACTGTGGTTCCAGTGTTGATGATGAGTTGCCATGTATCTGAATAATGAAATATTGGTCCAGTTATTCCCCAAATTACTACAACAAGTACAGACAAAATGAACGCATAGGCTCTGCCGCAATGTTCAGCAATTACTCTTGATATGTTTTCAAACATTTATAATGATCTCATTAAGTAACTACCATCTTGATTTAAACATATTTCAAATCCATGATCATCTCTTGTTGAAATAACTTTTGGCCATATTGAATTGATGCTAATATTCTTCTTTGTAATTGCTGTTCCAGTATCCATATGATAGTGCCACAATACTCTGTGATTTGTGCAACAAAATTTTGCTTCTTCACGACGTGTTATATAAAACTCTTGACAATATTCACAAGTTTTCTTGAGTAACGGTTTGCCTTTGTATTTTCTCTTCATATTAATTCTCCTTGTTAGAGGCTCTTTTACGGCTCTAGCTATACTAGTAGCTAGAGCCGTAAAAGGGAAGCTCTACATAGCTTGGCACCTCGTTTAAAACCTATGTCTAGCTATTTCTAAGGCCGGATCGGACCCTAGCTCGCGGCCCCGATAAACCTATATTGATCCACATACATGCGTCTCCCACTCTTGACAGTTCCGCCCCAGATAAACCAGTCTCCAGTATTGTATTTGTTAAGCAGCATTATTCCCATTGATGGAAATTTGTATCTGGAGATTGTGGCATATATTGTGGAAGTATCATCCTCCAACAATATATTTAACCATTTGTCCATTGGAACTTTGACATTGTTGCGCTGAACTAAGAACATTGCCTCATTAAGCGATCTCTCGTTGCGGTGTATTAATTTGGCGATGAATACTGCTGGACCCTCATATTCATCATGTATATCAATCAAATCTGATCTCTTGTTCCGCACAATATTATATTTGCGAGGATTTTCAATTAGATCAGCAAATCTAGTTCTGCCTTCAAACAAATTGTCATATGGTGTAATGATAGGATATGGCACCATGAAGGGCCTATTGTCAGGCGGCGCCAGGAGCATTTTCTCTGCTTTCTTGGTTCCAATACCTTTGATATTTGTCAGTCCGCCTAAGAATACATTGTCTTTGAAAGACCATGATACTTCACTACGCATAATGTCATAACTCTTTACCTCATATCCATCTCTGTCTAGTTCTCTGAGATAACGTTTGATTGCAATAACATCTTGAGTATTACGAATAACAGCAAGAGCAAATTCGATTGGAAAGTGTGCCTTCAATACACAACAAAAATATGATAGCGTGCCGTATGCAACCGCATGGCTCTTGTTGAAAGCCCACGAGCCAAATGAGTTGACAGAGTCCCAAATCTTCCTGGAAATTTCTTCTGTGATGCCTTGCGAGGCGGCGCCATTTCTAAATTTTTGCCAGAATTGATCAAAGTATTCAAGACCGAACGACTTTGACATAGCTTTGCGTAGCGTGGACGTATCCTCCCACGAGAGTAGGCCAATCTCACGAACACATAGCATGACTTGTTCTTGATAAACAATAAGCCCATAGGTTTCACGTGTGTATTTCTCCATAGTTTGATGTTGATATGTTACTTGGGTCTTGCCCATGCGTCGTTGGACCCATTCATTCGCAGCACCAGAAGCAAAGGGTCCAGGTCTAGCTAGTGCTGTTAAACATGATATATCATCAAATCTATCAATGTGAACTCTCCTGGCCAGGGTTTGCAGAGCCTGACCTTCATATTGGAAAATGCCACAGAAACGAAATTTGCGCAATACTTCATATGCTTTATCATCATCTAGAGGATGTTTAAGCAAATCATTGTATTTCCAACCTATTGAATCCAGGCAATCAGAAATAATTGTTAATGTTTTGAGACCCAGAGCATCAATCTTCATAAGATTGATGTTCTCTGCATCTATTTTATCTATTTGAACTGTATTTGTTCTTGCATCTTTAGCAACATAATTTATGAGCGGTTCATTCGTGATAATCACGCCAGCAGCATGTTTACCTGTATAGTGTGCATGTCCCTCTAAATCTCCAGCTATTTTCATTGCTGGATATTTCTCAATAAAACGTTGACCTGTTTCTAGCTCTGAAAAGGTGTCAAGTATAGCAAATCCAGCACGTGAATCTCCACTGGATCGTTTCAGCATTGAATCTTTGACTGCTTTTGTTTCCCAATCTGGTATTTGTAAAGCTTTAGCAGCATCAGATATTGCTGATTTAGGCTTGTATTTTAGCACTGTTCCCAATCTGGCCACATTCTCCTGGCCGTATTTGTCTTGAATATAATTGAATACCATTTCTCTTTTATTGTCTTGAAAATCAATATCAATGTCAGGCAAATCAAATCGAGTAATGTCAATGAATCTTTCAAAAATAAGACCATGAGGTAAAGGATCAATATCAGTAATGCCCAGCAAATAACAGACAAGAGAACCACAACTAGAGCCGCGTGCCGGGCCAACAACCATATGATTCTTTGCATATCGCACCATGTCTGCTATTACATAGAAATAGTCCTCATAACCCTTGTCAATGATCAACTTAAGTTCATAGTCCAGTCTCTCTTTATATGTGTCATTAAGCTCCAGGCCGCGCTCCCTTGCACCAAGAATGCACATCTCTAACAGTGTCAAGTTTGATTTATATTTGATGTTTGTAGCAATTTGTATTTCTGCTGTACATTCTTCTGCTAATTTATCTGCTAATTCAAATGCATCATCCTCCAATTCTATGTCATTTCTTAGCTCCCATTCATCTAATATATGCATTGGAGATGGTCGATCATTCTTATTTCTACCTGATAATATTTCATAAGCTGAACGATCTGCTGTTGTGATCATATAGTTATCTGAAACTGGCACTATATTTTCTGATAATAATACATGTGAGGTCGCGGGATGGCCCGATCTATATACATGCGTGGGAAGCTTAACACCGTTGCCTAGACCTGAAATTCCGCTAAACACTATTACATCTTGACTAAAATCATCTATTTTGCTGAAAGGCAATCGTGGCACATAATGAAAATTGTGTGTTGCTTCTTCTAATGTTGCATATAGTTCTCTGAGGCCAGCATTTGTTTTAGCAATTACTGGTAACCAGAATAGATTTTGTTTCTTCTGGCGGACGTTTATGTCTTCTATGAAAGCAAATTCACAACCAAATATTGGCTTAATACCAGCTGCTTTACAATGCTTATTCCATGCGATGTGACCAAATGTAGAATTTCGATCAGTAATTGCTGCTGATTTACACTGAAGCTCTTTGAGCCTGCCCACAACTTTGCGGACAGGCCCAAATGCCCAACGGAATGAAAACTCAGTTCTTATTTGTAGTTGAGTTTTCATATTGTTCTTTTTGCCTCTTGTATTCTAGTTTGCGTAAAGCTTGTGCGCACAATGGACACAATACATAGTGTCTTTGTTCTGGTTCAGCCATATGATCAAAATTAGGGTGCTCTTTACAGGGATTTATCATAGTACTGGCCCTTTTACCATGTCACGTCTGACCAACTCCTTGTATACTTTCAATAATGCTTCTGTATCTGCTTTAGCCGAATGAGCAGATTCAAACCCAATACCAAACAATTCGGCATGAATATTGCTGAGAGATATTCTGTATCCAATAACTTTCTGTAATTCTTCTACAGTGCATATATCTCTTGGCGGCCATGGGAAACTATATTGCTTGTTGATTCTTGTTAATTCATAGATCAACATACGTTTATCATATTGTAGATTGTGTCCTATTAGATGTGTTACACCTACAAAATAGTTTGCTAACTGGCGGTAGTATCCTGCAAATGGTCTATAGCCTTCAACCGCTTGATTATCAATACCATGTATCTTAACAACTTCTTCTGGTATTATTATTGGCACCTTCATTAGAGTATGAAATTGTGATATTTGTTCAAATTTATCATTTGTCTTTAAGCAATATATTTCTACAATATGCGGTTGATGTTGTATCTCAGCGGCTTCCACCGCCAGGAGCGCGGTTGTCTCTGTATCCATGAAAATGAGGCTCATCCTTTTCCACCATCTAATTCTAATAGCATTGTTGCATATACTGATATGTCTTTGAGATGATCAGATGATAATGGCATAGCAAAGTTGTTACAATATCTATTGAGTTTTCCAACAATTTGAACAAGGATACAAAATCTGTTGAAATCTAGCTCCCCATCAATTTTTATTCCATTAGGAAATAGAGCCTCAAAAACTTTCCCTGTTTCTTTGTAACTATTACCATATTGCTGATTTCTTTCCTTGAATAAATCAGCCAATTGTATTAGTTGTGCGTCTGGTTTCATAATCAATATTTTTTCCCCCCTGGCGCTAGTCTGTTTCCAATCTTGTGATCAGGTCTGATCTGATTATAGCATAGCTTCTCAGCAAATGCTTCTCCCAATCTCAATCTCAATCCTCCTGCTAGATCAAGTATTCTGATTAAAGCATCAGCTAATTCAACTGTCATTGAATCTTGATCTATATGTTGATCTTTGGCACTTTTGCGGTGTCCCTCCATTGCCTCACTTATTTCGCTGTGTATTAAGCAAAGCATTTCTCCTACATTGCGTTCCTTATCCCACCAATGATTAGCTCTGGCTGCACCATGACACAATTCTACAAGAGAATTAATGATGACTCCTGTTTTGTAGTATGTATCTACAGTGATAATGAAACCATTGGTATCTGTCTCTTTAATCATAATTACTCCTGGCGTAGAATGTCGAGATGTTTCATAGCGGCCCAAGCTTCAGTCTCATTTTGTGGTTTACCTGTTTCTTTCATCTCCTTGTTGAGTTGTTCTTTGAGGTATTGTGTTAACTCAGCATGAGCAGTAGAGTTGCGCGGCATGATGAATAGTAATGCCCATGGCCAAACTTTGAGTGTTTCCTCCACCATTTGCTTTAATACTTCAGCGTATTCATCTTGAACTCTGGGGCTCATACGTTTCTTGACAAGATCAGAGAAATTTCTCAAATTAATCTTCATACAAATATTAGTACAAATATTTGTTGGCAATACTCCACGAGCATCCTCTGGCTTTGCTCCAGATCCAACAATAGCTTGATATGCATAGTTGATATCTTGCATAGCTTGATCATATGTATGTTTTAATTCTCCTGTTATACTCGGTCCTGTATAATAATCAAAGTCTGTCATATCAACTATACGCATCGCTTGCTGGGCGTAGCTCGCTGTTCTAGTGCGAACGAGCTGGTGTGTAAATGCTCTTGATACACCCTCAATACAGAAGATTAGATCCACAAATTCCCAACTGCTAGGAATTGTTGAAGCCATGTATTTAAGTTCATTCATTTTCTTGTCACGCGGCCAGGAGAAGATTTCCTCCATGCCTTTGGGATTCATATTGAGTCTTGTATTCTTTGTAAAGATGAGCAGTTCTATTGCGTTTGGAGTAGAATAAAGCAATGTTACTTTCATGTTGAGTTCCTTTCAGTATTTGAGGTTGAGTTGACGATCATATCCAACTCTTTGGGTTATAAATCTACTGATTACATCAATGTCTTTTATTACATCATCAAGTAATATTTGTCTCCAAGTTGCGTATCTGCCTAATGAGTAAATATCAAATTTATCTGTAGCCCATAAAATGAACTGCTGGCGCTCATATTCATTTATTGGAACTATTTTGCCATATATTTGTTCCCTCATTTCCACATTTCTATATGAGGATGATATGGCTAATATATCACAATATTTCTCAATATAGTATGATGGAATATCAGGTTGCTTAGTAAACTCAATTGTCATTCTTCTCCCAGTAATACTTACTCTGTAAGGTTCAAAATGATTGTATGGTATATACACAGTTTGATAGGTATCTACGTTGTCTAAATCACAATTGATTGTCCATATTTTACTTGTTACAAATTTAGGCATTTTTGGATATTGTAATATTTCCATCAAGGCAGGCATAGGGATTGTTGAGATAATGGTTTCATCCCCTTTATGGAGGCTTTCAATATTGCTCTTGTATCTGACATTAGCTCCAATACTACATGTTCGAACGAAATTACTGGGAGCAATGTATCGTTTAACAGGTTTAATATTGGTGATAGATCTGCCGGCGTAAATGCCCCCTGTTGATTTATAAGAATAAGCATTGTACTCTTTGACGGTTGGAAAATTTGTAATTGTGGCTTCATCTTCTAACAATACTCCTTTATGTACAATTACTTCCTTGAATCGCACATTAATAGCCTCCCCTACTGCTGGAGTTCTAAATCGTAGCAAAGCACTATGATTATTTGGCAAATCATCCTGTTTCTCATGAACAACAGGATTATAATTTGCGAACCTCCTGGCCGCCAGTAGCCCAGCCAATCCTGCGCCAATGATTATCATTCGAACCACTCCCATATCATTTCATTGTCAAGCTTATACATATATCCTTGTTTGGATTTAAATGGCCATGGTTTGCTATACAATTTGAAATATACACCTTGAAGAATGCCAATATGTTTTCTGGTCAATCTAATATCCTCAAAGTTTTTGTCAGCAAAGTCAAGATACCTCAGTTCATCCTCTGTGAACATCTTATATCTTGATTTAGCATTGTAAATGAAATCACGAAATTGTGATACATCTACTGGATCAGAAATAAGGTTATATGGAATGCGTTGTCCACGTGCCTTAATTTCTGCTTCATCATGAGCATGTCTATCCTCTACTTGAGTTACATTACCTCCACTCGTAGTTTCCTCATAATCCCAATTATACATCTCATCAACTTGACGAGCCACTTTGGCAATAATAGTCCGTAGTTGCTTTAGTTCAACTTTTATTTCTTGTAGATTTTCTATATATGGACCTGCGGCAGTCATTTAATTCTCCTGATGTTGGTGGGCACAGATTATCCGTGCCCACTCCAAGTCATTTAGAAAGTGACAGCATCCCCTTCCAATTCATCTTTTATGGGTTGTTCATATGATTCTTGTTGAATTGTTCCTTCCAAGAATTGTTCTTGGAATATTTTAGCTTGTTCATATATTTCCTTGCCATTGGGCATATCCTGTGTTTTAACGTGTTGGCCATCCTTTACATGTTTAGTGAATTTGGGAAGCCACCACATTTGATTCTGATCATTGGTCATCCTTTCCAAAGTGCATTTGTACACAAAATAATAATATGGCGGCGTGATAATTCTGCCATCACCCAATCTTATTTTGTTTCCAACAAGCATATTTGAAAGTTGCGCTGCTATTCTCATAGCAGTGCCTCTCATACTGAAGAAACTAGGATCAGTATTACCAGTGCTAGGGTCAATATCAAATATCAAAAATTCCCTACGTTTATCTATAGTGTGGCCTTCTCTTGTTACTGGATTAAGGGCATCTATTTGATCAGGATCACATAGTGTTTTCCAACCATTATCCATACCCCATCTCTTTACTAGACCTCCACCTGCTGTTCTTGGTATCCACTCCATCACTTTACGTTGATGACCAATAATACAACATAGCATCCCCTCCTGGCCAGGAGTAAGCTTACCGGATGATGTATTGTAAAACATGCCAGGTCTAGCGCCAGGAACATATTGTGCTCCACCCTCCAATACTTCTGGACTTGATGGTTGCATTACTTTGAGTAATGGAATGATAAGGTCATTTCTTTCAAACTTTGTGTTTCTTTGTGATAGTTTGATTAGTTCTTCTTCCTCAGCAGTTAGTGTTGCTGGAAGTTGCTCGGTTGTGCTGTCCATACGAATTTGCCTTTTGCGGGTTACCATTAGTGACTCCTTCCAAGTGATGATGATACGTTATGTTTTTCTGATCTCTTTTTCAATTCTTCTACTTTTGCTTCATAGAAATCAGACCAATAATCAGCCAAAAATTCTTCTACAGCATCTTGTTGAGTCAATCCTAAATCTATACAATTCTTTTTTATTCTTTGGTGATGTTCTGCAGTCAATGTTACTGATAAAGTTGAAACATCTGGTGATGCATATGATCTGCTTAATGATTCACCACGAGCAATTTTTTCTCTCTGTACAATTCTATGATGAACTTGTCTGAGTGTAATTCCATCCCTTATAAGCTCTTCAATATTCAATTTGTGTTCTTTTACACCTTTAGCAACCTTTCTATATGTTGCTGCAGTTCTACTATTCATACCTATAGATTTGAGATAATTTCTATACGTCCAATAGAAATCACTATCTCCTTTCTTTTGCTGAATTCTTTCATTTGCATCATTTAATGCATTGCCAACCTTTATACTTTCTTCTAGCACTCTTTTTTTTGCTCTCATTAGAACTTTTAGTGATAAGACTATCCTTTCAGAAATTGCAGACAATACAGGATCCATAGGAATTGTATCGGGTATGTCTGTCATTGTTATTTCCTTTCAATTACAGTTTTGTTGCTGCGGAAAACATTGAAGATGTCTTCAGGTATCACTTCGCCCTCCAGTTCCATTTCACGAGCCCATTTGTTGAGTGTCTGCCAATGTATTTTCCTTTCTGTTTCACAGTAGTATCCTTGTGATAAAATGAATTGTATAATCTGATTGATGGCATAATCTGGAACGCTTCTGGGGAACTCCAGACTTGTCTTTACCATTCCATCATATTGATTCTCAACTAACCATTTGTTAGCATCATTCATTTTATACTTGGGCACTGATACTTTGAGGACAGGACTTACGCTCAATTTAGTCCCATCAGTTAATACAAATTGACTGAGACCTATATCTCCCATCATTTCTGGTAATTCTACCTCAGAGATATAATTGAAGTTTTTCTCTTTTACTGCTAGTGCTTCTCTGAGTTTTTCAATTTCAATATCTAGATCCTTCATTTCTTTGGCTTTGTCTGTGATTGCTTTTATTCTTTCATCTTGCATTGTGTGTTCCTTGTGCTGTTTGACAACTCCTAAAAGAACAAGAAACCGATACTAGCGCGGTTTCTCGCGCTAGTAAAGACCCCTATTCCATTGTTACTTTGTGTATTTCGCCACAATCTTCATTAGCTCAAATACATCCTGGACATTATCAATCATTATGTCGCATGTGAATCTGTATTTGTCACCGACTTGATCAAACAATACATCTTTATGTTCTGATATGTTTCTGCGTTTTCTATTCTTTTTGTAGGTAACAATAGGACCAGGTCTAGGAACAGCAACCTCAACTCTCAATTGGTCCATAGGAATGTTATACCACTCAGATAGTTTCTTGGCGTTTGCTACACTAGGTTGGCCTTTATTGTGAAGCCAAGCCCATAATGCTGAGTTATGAACTCCAAGTCGTTTTGCTACTTTTTTTGTTACCTCAGTGTCATATTTACCATTGTATATAGCAGTCAACAAAGTTTCGCTCAAATTTGGTGGGTGTGGATTTGAACTAGATGTTACCATTGTTTTGCTCCTTTCTAAGCCAGACACTATTAATCTGGCAAATACTCCTGGCGCTCGCACGCCAGGAGAAATGATCAGTGTTCTTGTGAGCGTTCCCCAGTTCTACACAAGACTTTTGATACTTTCCATCCAGGATGTGCATCTTCCCATGATGGTGTAATTATCATTCCTTCATGGAAACAGGCACTTGTTCCCATAAATGGCCTGTCAATAGGAGTTATCGTATGACAATCTCCTGCTGAGCAGATAAGAAACATCAACCAAGTAATCATGTATAATTCTCTGTTATTTTTATTGTGTAATAAGCAGGCAAAGGATTATTTATGCCCCATATCTTTAGTTGAATAACACCTGTTGTTACAACTTTGACCTCTAATTTACCAATACCAAGATTGCGCAAATGTATTGGAACAACATTACGAAAAGCATCAATTACAGTTGCGCCTACAGCTGTTCTTACTTCAGTGCCGTATCTACTCATGGTCAGTTATCCTTTTTACGCATCATCTAGTGCACACTTTAGGCTGCAATACAATGATGGGCCACAATACAATCGTTTGCAGAAATCACAAGAACGTTCTGGGTAACGATTATCTTGATAAGGATCGTGGCAGTTTATCCTTTCTGCCACCAATTCTAAAGCATTGGTGGCATCTTTTATAGCCTCAATTGTAATATCATCATAATAATATGACATTATGAACATTATTGCTACTAACACATCATCAATATCATACGCTTCTGAATTTGAGACAATTTCCTTGGCAGTGGCGTAATCCATGTATTGTATTTCTGCCATATTGTTCCCTTTCCATTGTTCCCTGGTAACCCAGGTGACAGTAGCCATATTACTATGGCTACTCTCATATGAGTTACTTCGTTTTGTAGTGTGTTCTAGTTGATAAGAACTTGTCTCTCAATTCTGGAGGGACATTAACGAGTGTATCACGTATCCAACTTCGATTACCAGTCACAAAATTACGCCAATGACCCATTCGTATATGTGGCGCAGGACTAGCGTGTGTCCCGCCAGAAGCAGGTCTTTTCTCCTGGCGCGCTTGATACGCTGTTACATATCCTGTACTGTCAACTACTTTATATGGTGGTATAGGATATTTGCCATTCTTGATTCTTGCCTTGTTGAGTTTCTCGGATGGTGTTACCGTTTCTGATCTAACACCACGAGTATTGAGAATCATCAAAGCCGTCATCAGCGGATCAAGAACATTACATGCAGCATGACTATCAGTCATTTGCGCTTGAAGCGCCTCTGGCATCCCAATTTCAGCCAAAGGAAATCTTTTGTGAGCTGCAATAACTGCCACATTATATTTTTCAGAACCTGGTTCTGGATTGTATACCAATCTGTCCCCAACACCGAGTGTAAAGAGACCAGCGATATTGAAGGCATCCATTTCCAAGGCTTGAAATCCACAACCAAGTTCATCATTCTCTGGATCGACCAGATAAGCAACCGTTACTGGCTTATCTGATTTTCTGTATTCCATAGAGTCTGGTGAATCCCAGGAATGGACAAAAATCCAAGGAGAACTGAACGGCATACCCAGAGCACCGTCGTTATAAAGTTTACCCGACCTTAGACTGGTATCCTTGATCATCTCGTTAGGCCAGTAGCCAAAATCAATTACTTGACCACTCTTGATAGCAAGTTGCGCACACAAATTGATACGCTCTAGTTGTTGTGGACTAGGCATGTATTCTTCATATAAACCTGGACCAGACAATAGCATATTAGTCATGATGGCTTCACGCATTTTAGGTATAGTCAAATTGGCTATGCTAACTTGACTCATGTCAAACTCTACACGTCTGTCTCCTACTATTGTAGGTCTTGCCATTGTTCCATTCCTTTCTAGTCCAGCAGTGCTGGCGGAATAGGCGGCCAGAAGCGTTATTCTCCTGGCGCCCATTCCGTAAATACTGCTAAGCAGGCCGATTCATCTTATCATTGTTGGGAATTTCTGTGACTTCATCGTCATAGACATAATCAATTTTCTTTTCTACTTCTTTCATTTTGTTTTCCAATCGGCTGAGTCGCTTTATCACTTTCTTCAATATTTCTGTTGTTGTCTCCGGTTTTTTCTTCATTACCGCCCCATATTAGTTGTCTCTTATTCTCTGTGAGAAATCATCAATTGCCTTGGCTCTTTGTGAGATGAAGTCTTCATTTTCAACAATCCATTCACAAATCGCTTCAAGAGTGAGAGCACTGGGCGAGATACTCAATATGCCTCTTTTGACCACATATTGAGTTTTAGAGCCTGAGAAAAATGATGTTATTCTACAACGATATTCACGCAATATCTCATCAGGTGTTTTCCCTGATGCCGACACTGGCCATTCTTTTCCCATTGTTCCATTCCTTTCTAGTGATCCTGACTCATCAGTGCTGGTAGGATCAATTTCCAGCAGAGGCCACTAGCCTAAGCGACTAGCGGCCTTTCGTCTAGGCGTCTAAGCCACGTTTAGTCCAGCGTCTCCTGGCCCTGTACACACTTACTATATCAATGACGACCAAAACCAAGACACCAATCACAGGCAACAAAAATAGGACAATCATTATTTCAATCCACATCCGTATCTTCCCCCTTTTGTAGTTTGTCTTCCATCATTGGCCACACGATACCAGAATCGGCTCGCCAATCAAACACAATGAAATCAGCAGTGTTGGTTACAATGAGTCTTATGACATCAGACCTACCGGATTGGATTACCACTTCGGCAAGAGCATGTCCGATCAAGGCGTGCTTACATTTGTATTCATATAAGTTGCCCGGTTCATAGAACACACATACTGAGTACAGTTCTTCAACCATATTGATTTGCCCCCGGAACAATTGACATGTGCCTATTCGTCGTCAATAGGCTCATCATGCCAATAGTTTGCATCAGTAAACACCTCAGGACGAAAGTGGCTTTGCTTTTCTGCTCTGCACTTATCGCAAGCCCAGAAACAGAAAATACCACGAGCGTCATATTGAGGTTCTGGTGGCAAATCTGACCCACAGTTGCACTTTTCCATTGCTCCATTCCTTTCTAGTCCCTGGTCTTGCCCAGGAGAATAGAGCAACCCGGATTGCTCCTGGTGCTCCATTCTTACAGGCAAGCTCTAGTTACAGTAATAGTGCCGATAGCCTGCTGCATCCTTTTTGGAGATGCATTGCTGCTGGCCCTTGTCGTTGTAGTAGTGAGTCCAACCAGCATTATCCTTTTTGGAGTATGGCGCTGCCAACGCTACATTAGCAGCTAGGCATACCGCCAGGAGCGATATCAGGATTGTCTTCATGTTCTAACATCCATGCTAGTGTTCCGACACAACGGGCCATGATGCCTACCATGATAGCAAGCATTGGCCATATAAGCCGGATCACAATTCATTCTCATCACAAGATTCATACGCCTCAGGATGAATAGGAAACAAATCCAAATTCATCGCTTGGCGTTTCTCGTTGATGACAGTTATACATGGATAGCAGATCGGCTCTGCTCTACCAGTGATGGCCTTTGTCGATGGCACGTGTTTAGGATTGAAAGCAAAATGCCTTTTACAGCATATGCAATCTCCTATTGCCAAGACGTATCCCATTGTTCCATTCCTTTCTAGATTGTAGCTGTGCTACAGACTAGCTGACCTCTTCTGGCCAACTAGTTTCGCCCAATCAGGGCTCATCAGTGTAGCTGCTTCTTAATCTTGTCATACACACCCTTGATCTCAGGACATGGCTTAGTGCCAATCCTTTCCATCTCTTTGACCAGTTGTCTAGAGCCAAAGGCTGTTTTCATGACTTCTGGCCATAGCGCCGAGTTCTCAACTTGCTCCCAATCAATCTGATTTGCGAGATATTTGGATTGACGTATGAATGTGTCGTTGTCCATGCATTTCTCAAAATCCCAAAGCTTTGCTGGTGAGTCTTGATTAGGATCACTCTTGCCGGAACCAAATATGCCAGCAATAATGACGCCTACAACCAGTAGTGCGATAATTTTTCCCATTGTTCCATTCCTTTCTAGAACACACTGCCCTGGGCTTGTGACCAGCGGCGGCGCATTAAGGCGGTCACTATGACCGCCCCACTCTGCATTTGTGTAACAGATCCAGAAGCCTATCAATCGCCATGCCAATTTGGAAATATGCCTCTTCAATTTCTGAAGTTGGATTCTTGGTATAGGACAACTCTTTCCTGAGTTGATAAAGAGTATCCAACCATTTCTGGATTTTCTTTTCTGATTTCTTCATGTCACCTTACTCGCCTTGATCAATTTAGCATTGGCGCGGCGTGCCTTGGCATAATCCGGCTCACTTTGCTTTAAGCGTTCCAGCAAAGCTTTTGCAAGATCAGCGTCCAACACGCCGGAAGCAAATGCACTCTTGATAGCATTGGCGACAGCAACCATCTCCAAAGATGACAATTCTATGGTGTAACATACCGTTTTTGCCATCATTCCTATCCTTTCTAGACAACCGTTTCATCCTTTCGGAATCATCAGTCAGGATACACATCCTGATACGGCTGGGCGCCAGAAGCATTACTCCTGGCGCCCG